ATTTAACATCTTGTGTTACGCTAGGAACCGAATTGATAAATTCAGATACTTTCGCAAACTGATCTGAAGTCATAGAGTCAATGAATTCTGACACGTCTTCTTTTGACTGATCATTCATAGAGATTCGTTCTTCGTCTGTCAACACTGCTTCCATACAAACGACTAATAACTCCCATAGACCCTCTGTCGTTGTTTCGGTAGACAACAATGAATCATTGTTCAAGAACTCTTCATATGATGGATAACGCATCTGTATAGAAACACTATCAGTAATTTCGATCAGATTATTTGTTGTCTCCCCACTCATCTTAATGTCATCAAGCTCAACCGAAACCTTATTTGCTTCACCGCATTCACTACATGATACCTGAATATCTGCGGATTCGCCTACCGACTTGGCACGAATTTTTGTAAATAGATAGTCTACATCGAATGTAGTCAATGTACCTTCCAAAGGTTCTTCAACACAAGCGTCGATAGTTCGCAATATCGCACGTACCATATCTTTGCGCTCTTGTGTTTCATATGCAATCAGGAGGTTTTTCTGTTCCTTTACTAGGAAAGGTCTAAATGTAGTCTTCTGTCCTGTAGACGGTACTTCAATGCTATAACTTGGGTTTTCATTCAGTTTTGGTAATGCCATGATTTATCCTATAATGTATATTAAATTAATCCACCTAGATTTATATTGATACTAGGATCAAACAACTCTCTTTCATCCTTGATTACTTCATAGTCGGTATATGAAAGTTGTACAGTACACTCGACCAATTGACCGTCATTAGACAGTGGGATTGCTGCAATAGATGTTGGAAACGCCTCTATTAGTTTTACACTGTATATAGACTTATTTCCCACATCTAGATTTATATCAAATGGACCTATATCGAATCCAAATCTTGCTAAAGGTTTTTGTAGTTGGCGAATGTTGACATCAAAGGTGTAGTTGTTCTTATAGTTAACCTCACCTCTTTTTATGTCGGTGTATATTAACTTGGTCCATTCATCAAAGTATCTACGGACACCATAGTCATTCAGCACATAGAAAGTCATCGTGACATCCTCTACACCAAATCCATTCACCACCTTCTCTTGAAATATACCGACTGTCCTATCCAGGCTCATCATTTGACGGCCAGGCAGACTTACCTCTTTACATAAGACATTAAGTGTGTCCGATGAGGTATTCTTATCCAAGGTAGGTAGATTGACCGCGAACTGGTTCGCCATTGCGATACCATTCTTTGCTATCAGTTTACTTTTTAACTCTTCTATTCCTGCCATTTCTATTCGCCTATCATCTGTTTAGAGTCGTAGTAGACCTTCTTAGAGTTTGCCTTACGGAAGTCTGCGGTCGGTAGGAATGTAGCGATCTCCCACTCTGGTGCAGGTACCATTGCGAACTTACTTTGTACGTGTTCATTCAAATAATGTTTGAAGCACGGTTTAAAGTACTTCAACTTACTTGTCTTGACCAACAACTCATACGACATCTTGAATCGAGTAGAACTGTTGAACTTAGTATTCGTGGTGATATCCATCAACGCATCCAACATCTTCGCACGTAGGATAGGTGGAAGGTAGTGTAGGTTCAACCCATAGAACCCACCTTCTGCCGGACCTACTACGACGACTAATGGAAATGTGTCATAGTACGGTAATGTATCTTTATGTTTCGGATCGTAGAAGAACATGTACATACTACCAACGATTTCTTGACCCGTTTGCTTCAACGGATCTTCTTTCATCAAGGCCTCGCGCTTGATACTGCGCATATTCTTGATCTTCTTACGAAACCATTCTCGCGATTCTTTGGTACGAGGAGTAATACCCGCACGGAACGCTTGTAGTTCTAATCGTTGAAATATGTTAGACATGTCGCTACCGTAAAAAATTCGTACTTCTATTTATACCGATTTTTTCTTCTTTCTGAACGGCGGTAGTTTCTTTAGTGGTTTTTTAGTACGCATACGTTGGGTAGACTTGGGCATGATACCCATTGCGGTGAGTTCGTTCTCTGTCCATATCTCAAAGTGATACCCTCTATCCTTTGCGTATTCGGATGCTGCCTTCCACTTGGATTGGTTCTTGACGTACGTCATACCCTCGTTCAATAGAGTGTGACGGGACTTTCCCTGCTTGCGTTCAGGACGTAGGGTCTGCTTATGGGGTTTGACCTCGACCAGTACAACACGTCCAGACTTGTACTTGATAACGAAGTCCATGAAGTATCGATGCGGCTTCTTATCAGTCTCACAGATGTAGGGGATTACCAACTCTTCGGACATCCATTGTACCACGTCCAGACTGTCATCACACCATTTCATAACGTGTCGTTCCCACCCCGAACGGTAGACGACATTGTCCACGTCCCCAGCATACTTCTCTGGGTTCTTTGGTTTGAACCGTCCTTTATATGTCTTCACGTTTTAATAACACCATGTGGTTCATACGATCGGTAGCAGGGTACGTGAACTCACGTTCTATTTCGTATGGAAAGTCTGATTTGGATAGAAAATGTTGTACCAATCTTTTTGGATTAGGTGAGTCTATCTTCTCATCCATTGACAGTCGGCCGACGTAGTCGTCGAATAGAATGTACTTGGGGTGTGATTGTTGACATAGGTTCAAGTCCCGTGACATACCATCGATGCTGTGATCGCCATCAATGAATATCATATCATAGTGGGACACCTTAGATGGGTCGAGATCGTGTGAACTCATGTGAGTGAACTCGAACCTATCGGGGTACATATCAATGAGTTTATTAGCGTTGACCGCTGTATGGTCGTATTGGCATATATCAATCGAATGATATTTAAGCGAGGTGTCGGTGTTTAGAAAAACGTATGCGCTGTGTCCGTAGTTGAATCCTATCTCCAAGATGTTTTTGGAACGAGTCATCTTCAATATTACATATACCATTCGGCAGGTCATGTCGTTTGGTATAACATGACCTTCTTCATAAGGCGGCCATCCATCGGTAAGGAATTTGGTATCGTTTACTAAGTTCATTGTTTTTATGTATAAATAGTCAAACAGTATTTATAAACATAGGTTCACCCTCATGGCTATACTAGAATTTTTGTCGGAAATATTCGATCTATCACCCGAAGAAAAAACCGAAGCAGCAAAGAAAGAAGAACAACCACAGAATGTTGCTGATAAAGCTCCATCTAAATTAATATTTCCTGTCCATTCTCAAGACAGGTATGGCGCAAGCATATCCTTTAAAATATTTGAGATAGTCCCGCCGGGTCTTACTTCTAGCGCTGCAGATGTTGCTTCTACTCTACAGGGAGATGAAGAATATAGAAAGTTATTAAATGAAGAAGACGAATTAAAGACTAAGAGAAGGGATGGAGAACTAACCGACGCTCAGTACGAAAGAAAGTCTAAAGAAAATAAGAAGGCTATTGATAACAGATTCGTCGAGAAAGGGGGTGAGTTATCCTTTACTAGTAGTGAAATGAGAGACACCGATGAATCTGTAAAGTTGTATTTACCTGTATCACTGCAACAAAATGACGGTCTTAATTATGCAACACCTGAACTGGGTGCTATAGGTGCTGGACTTGCCCAACAATTCAGTGGAGGTAAAGGTATCCTAGGAGCCTTAGCGGACACCGCATCAAAAGGAATGACGGGAGTCATGGATTTTGCTATGGGTAACCTATCTGGTGCTCAGGCAGCACTTGCGATGAACAAGATGGCAACGAGAATAGGTAAGGCTGGCGGAGTTAGCGCAGAGGCGAATATGGCATCATCTCTAGTGGGTGGTGTAACCGTGAACCCTAACGTACGTGCATTATTCAAGGGTGTGAACATAAGAGAGTTTTCATTCGCATTCAAATTTATTGCAAAGAGTGCTGAAGAAGCAAAGGCAGTCAAGAAAATTATTCGAAGATTTCGTATGTATGCCTATCCGGAATCAATTGATGTTGGTGGTGTTAGTGCGGGTTATAAATTCCCACACATGTTCGAATTAGATATTATGTATCAACCGAAAGAAGGATCTCCGGTTCGTGTTGGTAATCGAATGAAAAAGTGTTACCTAAAGTCAATCGCTACTAACTACAATGCCAGTAGTATGGCATTTCACCCAGACGGTCAACCTGTAGAAATCGACCTATCATTAAACTTCGTCGAAGAGAGAACACTGACCCGCGCAGATATTATGGAGGATGATGGATACTAATGTCATATTTTAAGAATTTCCCATTAAGCTTTTATTCCTTTGGCGACAGCGAAGAATCGGCTGTTGTCCAAAACATCGCAACCTATGTTGATATACTAGATGATGTTAAAGGTAATTCAGCATTCTATCAAAACTATTATGTTCAAGGTGGAGAAAGACCAGATCAGACTGCGTTTACTTTATATAGAAATCCTCATATGCACTGGACATTTTATTTAATGAATGATAAGATACGTGAACAGGGTTGGCCTCTAGAATATAGCGGTGTTGTAGAAAAGGCAAAATCGGATTACTCGAACTTTACTATAACAACCACCGGACCTATACACGATACATTTACTATAGGCTCTACCATAACTGGGGGTGATAGTAACGCGACGGGTACTATTGTACATAAGAACTTGGACCTAGGTCAAATCGTAGTTAAGTTATCAAGTGCTTTAGAATTCCATGTGGCCGAGGTTGCCATATGTGAGGGTGATATGGTTACTGTAACTGGGGCGTCCAAAGAATATCTTGCAGCGAACCATTATGTACTTAATAATGAAAGAGTCGATCTTGATCTAAGTAATATGAGTGTTCCTTTAGGTGCAGTTCCAAAAACCAATCTAGATTTCTATATTGAAGAAAATGATAAGTTGAAACAGATACGTGTTATTAAACCGTCGTCTATCAACACTATTCAAACATTGTTTAATGAAGCATTGAGATCGTAATGAGTGATAAAGCCCCAGCAGAACAGGACTTTTCTGATAACCTTTCTATACAGCGTGTATTACTTGAAACTTCTGCTTCTAAACCAACTATTGAGATATCCAGTACAACTAGTGGGATAGACATTTTTGAACACCTCGACAAACCTTATCTAACTGCCGCACTGGCATACGTTGATCAAGAAGATATAATTGGATCATTAGATATTTCAGGTGGTGAGAAAATTACTATAGATCTGAAGAGTATGCAGAACAGTTCAACACGAGTTGTTTCCAAAACATTCTTTATTGATAAGATAGTCAGCGCTGATAAGACATCGGATAATGTAGAGATGTTCGTCTTTCATCTGATCGAAGATATCGGATACCTATCTAACCTACACAATTTGAATAGATCCATGAGTGGCAAGCCTAGTGCTATTATCTCGACTATATCTAACGAGTTCTTTTCAAAAGATATTAAGAGTTCATCTACTGACTTTCAATCAATGAAGGTCATTGTACCTAACTTAACTCCGATAGAGGCTATGTGTTGGATTAAGAACCGCGCATCGACCAGTGACGGGTATCCATTTTATTTGTACTCGACCTTAGTAGATAAAGAGTTAAACTTCAATGATCTCCGAAGCATGATGACAGGAATAAAAATAAATCCAGATATGCCTTTCACCTTTTCAGAAAGCGCATCTGGTAATGATGAACAACCTACAGTCGCTCGCAATAGAACAATAATGAGACATCAAGCTAAGAACACCAACAATATATTTGGATTGATTCGCGAAGGTATGGTAGGGTCCAAGTATTCTTATGTAGATGTAACTAAGAATAAGGTTGTAGACTTCGATTTTAATATCGATAATGAAGTTGTTAAGTTACTAAGACAAGATAAAATTGTTAATAAGGGTACTCCTATATTTGATAGTTCTAGGCTAGATGATACGAAGGGTGATATTACTAGCAGAAAGATCACACAGATAGGCGGTACAAACGCATACGATACACAAAAGTCTTACATGGAAAGTGAAACCAGTGGACAGTATAAACTTAATATCGTCAATCGATCAATGGCGTATATGTTGACTAATAATAAGATAGACATAATCGTTGACGGTGTTGAATTCCTAGACGGAAACGCGAACAAGACTATCGGTAACAAGATCGATATACGGTTTTTACGTAATACCAACACTGAGCAAAAAGACAGAATATATGATAGAAAGAAGTCGGGTGATTTTTTAATCTTCGCATGTAAACATACAATATCCCCAAGAACATATACACTAACTCTATCTGCTATGAAACTATCTAATGGAGAATTGTTATGATACCTAAAAGTTTTGTTGAGTATTATGGAGACCATACACGATGGTTCCTAGGTACCGTGGTCGATATCTTTGATCCACTGAAACTAGGACGTGTTAAGGTCAAAGTGCACGGTGTATACGATGAGATCAAGGATAAAGATTTACCTTGGGCACAAGTGACCATTCCGGTTACAACAGCAATACATGAAGGCAAAGGACAGAATCTTGGTATGTTAGTGGGTACTCAGGTTTTTGGTATCTTCTTGGATGGTCAGAACTCTCAGTTGCCGTTGGTTGTGGGGTCGATTCCGAAAGAAGATGACACAAACGAGAAGGCATTGAATGCATATCCGTACAATAAAGTGTATGAGACTGAGACAGGTCACTTTAAAGAATATGACGATTCTTCAAATGGGCGTATCCGTGAAGAACATAGGTCAGGTACATACTATGAGATGCAAGACGACGGTAGTCGTGATACCACCATACAGGAGAATGACGTTCTACGGGTCAAGGGTGATATAGAGATCAGAGGAGATAAGGACGCTAACATAACTATTAAAGGTGATTGTAATATAATTGTCACAGGTGACGCGAAGATTTCTGCAAATAATGTAACAGTACGGGCGTCCGATAAAATATCCTTATCCGGAACTGTTGTTAAAATAAACTCATGACTAGTTTACCTTGTGGTGGTGGGAACCTACCCACTAAAGCAGATTATGTTAATATGATGAATCAGATCTCTAAGATCCCGTCGGACTTGGAGAGTATGCTAGTGGACGCACAGTCCCAACTGGAAGCACAGAAGACAGAGACACTAGACCAAATAGAAGATCTCAAACGTCAAGCGAGAGAGGCTGAGGGTGACGCACGTGCGCAACTAGACGCAGAGATTGAGAAACTAGAATCAATGGACATTGGTCTGGAGATTCAGAAAGAAATAGAAGATCAGATAAAAGAGATTACCGATACGATAGAGGGAGTTGGTGATCTACTGGCCCCGTGGTGGCAGAAAGGTCAGGTACGAGATTGGGAAAAGGAAGCGGAAGACGCATTCACTGAACTCATACAGGACTACCATATATTCATTCCCATGAAGATCATGGAACTTATCAGTGCAATCATACCAGTGACATTTACTGTGCCTATACTTGGACTATCCATAGATGTTTTGAAAATATCTACCGCTGAAGAACAAGAGAGACTCAAGGCACAGATTAGTGGAGACACCGAAGGGTTCCGCGCAAGTCTACAGCAACTGAAGGATGATTTTGAAAGTGGTAAGTTAGAACAAGATGCCTATGACTCTGCGATGGATACGCTACAGGAAACGAAGAATCAAATCGTTGATACCTTTTATAGCTTAGTTCCAGCCGAGTACCAATACTTCAACGGTGAGTTTGGTGTGGAATGTGGTGAGTGGAAGGCAAAACTAACATGGTCTTATATCAAGAACGAGATCATGGCGTTTGTTACCGGATCATTATTTGAACTGTTCGATAAATTAATCGGTAAGTTCAAAGCGATATGGGACCCATTAGGATTACCCTCTTTACCTATACCGTTAGACTTTGATATTGCAGCATGGATACGTGCTCAGGTAGAGGCGGCAAAGGTCAAGGCAGAACGTGAAATAAAACGCATAGAGGATCAGGCAGAACAACTACAATCCGATATAGAGAACTTTGACATGGATGCAGAGATCACTAAAATTAAAGATGACATGTTATCACAGATCACTGATCTTGCGCTACCATTTCCCGCACCATTCAATATACCATTAAAGGATGTGTTCGGGGGTGATATTGATAAGAAAACTATCTGTATAGAAGATGAGATACATCAATTGACTACTGCGGCTAGGGATTGGTTCGAAAACGCAAAGAAAGGACTACTATTCGATTGGGTTAAGATTGTTAAGAAGTTTTTCAATGCTATAGGATTAGGTGCTATATTTGATTTTATTGACTTGACTTTATGTGACGTTCTTGGTATGATAGGTATCCCAACTTCATTCGATATAACTTTACCTGAATTGCCGCCAATCGATGTTGCAATTCCTGTATAAATAGTACAAAAAGAGTTGATAGACTAATGGCAAAGAATTTTTCAATAGAAGATGGTAATCTATATAACGCTCCGATCACTACATCGATTAAGCGAATCAACAAAGATATCGATACTAGTTTTACCGCAAAACCTTCTACAGGTGACATCTATAAGGTCACCGATGCTGCGGCAGTCAAACAATCAGTTAAAAATTTATTAATGACGGAAAGAGGTAAGACACCTTTCCGTCCGTATTATGGTGGAGGTTTGGAAACTTTTCTATTCTCTCTATCAACCGATCTAGAACCATCCGATATTGAGAACAGAGTACGACAAACTATTGAAGCACATGAACCTAGAGCAAAATTAGTAGACGTGGAAGTTACCATCAAAGAAGATTACAATGCCGTTAATGTGGTTATTGTATTTGATGTTATAGGATCTACTAAACGAGTAAGTCTAGGACTAACTATTGCAAGGACAAGATAAATGACTATTAATTCATCTGACTTAGATTTCTATGATATCAAGTCTAAACTAAAGACGTACTTCAAACAAAGTGATGAGTTTGCAGATTATGACTTTGAGGCAAGTGGGCTGTCTAATATTATGGATGTGCTGGCATACAATACACACGTCAATGGTCTTATTGCAAACATGTCAATCAATGAATCGTTCTTGAGTACATCTCAATTACGTTCATCCGTCGTATCTCATGCAGAGAGTCTAGGGTATTTCCCTACATCGATGACTGCAGCTCGTGCGGTGGTAGATGTTGAAATAACAGTATTGAATAATGCGCCCACATCTTTACCACTAAATGCAGGGTCCAAGTTCTTCGTCACAATCGACGAAACTAACTATGAGTTCTTTACACTACAAACCTATGAAGCGATTAATGATACCACAGGTAAGTTTGTATTTCCTAATGTAACACTAGTAGAAGGAAAAGTCAAGACAAAAACTTTCTTGGCTGATAGTAATATAGATGTACCATACGTCATATCAGATAATAATATAGATGTTTCTACTATGTCTATATCGGTATTCCCTAACGGAAACTCAAGCGAGTCTAATAGTTATTTCAATATAAAAGAAGTTGCGACGATTACCGATCAATCTCGTGTTTACATCGTACGCGAATCAATGAATGGTTTTTATGAAGTATTGTTCGGTGACGGTAATGTGCTTGGTCAGCGACCACAAGCAGGTAATATAATTTCAATCGAGTATATCTCTACCTCTGGGGTAGAGGGAAATGGTGGTTCTGAATTCAACCTGAATGAATATACGGGAGAAGACTACTCGACTAATATATCTTTGGTATCTGCATCAGCGGGAGGTTCTTCCCGTGAGTCTATTTCTCAGATCAAGATGAACGCGCCTCTGGCATTCTCTGCACAAAACCGTTTGGTTACTGCTGACGATTACACGGGTATGATCATGAGTAAATATGGTAGTTATTTAAGAGACGTTTCAACATGGGGTGGTAATGATAACATACCCCCACAATATGGTAAAGTTTTTGTTAGTTTAAATTTTGCTGACGGTATAAATGAAGAATCCAAAGCTACGGTTGAGAACTTGATCCGTAGTCAGTTGACATCCAACTTATCTATTATGTCTATAGATACAGAATTCGTCAATCCTGAAATTACTTATTTGGAACTAGTTACTAGATTCAATGTTGATCCAGTCAAGAATATTCCTGCCTCACAATTAGAAGTTGCGGTCGAATCTATTATTACTGAATATACAAATTTGACATTGAGTTCATTCGATTCATCATTCAGACGATCTAATCTATTAACTCTGATAGACAATCACTCCAACGCAATCCTAAACTCTAAGATGGAAGTCAAAGTTCAACAACGATTGGACATCGATTCTATAGTTACTGATTTAAATGTTGCTAGAAAAGCACTAGATCCTCAGTCAGAAGACTTGACTTTTTTGGAAAAAGACTTTACAATAAACTACCCAGTCGTTATCGCTTCGCCAGATAAAGATGATCATATTATTCAATCGTCTATGTTTAAGTGGTATGATAAAAACGTATTTGTTAGAAATGAACTGGGGTCTACCCGATTACAATTGTTTGATGTCAACGGAGATGTCAAATTAAGCAATGCAGGTTTCTATGATGCAGCTAAAGGTACCGTGAATCTCAGGGCCCTTCGTATTGATGTAGACGGTTACTTGAGCAGCGGATTAAAAATATCTGCAACTCCAGCCAACCAGAGCACAATATCCCCGCTGAGGAATTACATCATAAAACTAGACTCAAGTGGATCTACAGTAATCAGTAATACAGAGCAAGGGTCTACTAAGGTCTTATTATAATGTCCGAATTTCTAGAGAATCAATATAGGATTAATCCTAAATTCCACCAGAATCAAGTAAAGAGTATTCTACCTGAGTTTTATCAAACAGAATATCCTAAACTAGTTTCTTTTCTAGAGACGTATTATAAGTATACGGGTGAAGACGGATCTATTTCTTTTGACGAACAAATTCAAAGATTGTTCAATATAAGAAACATTGCATCAACAGATCTACGATATTTGGATCTATTAATTTCTGAGCTTAGCGATGGATTAGAATCTGCTTCGTTCTATAAGAATCCGCGATTAATGACAAGATTACTTGCGGACTTATATCGAGCAAAAGGAACACAAATATCAACTGAACAGTTTTTCAAAGCATTCTTTAATGAAGATGTTGAAGTATCTTATCCTAAGAAAGATCTCTTTATTTTGAATGATAAACCTGGCGGTTCATTAATTGGACCTCAGTCACTACACTATATTCAAGACGATAGACGATATCAAATATTCTCAGTTCTTTTGAGAACAGGTCTATCGTTATTAGATTTTGAAACGTTATATAAAAAACTGATACATCCAGCAGGATTCTATCTTGCAGTGGAGACTGTCACTCAGAGTTCTGCTGAGGTTGGTCTTGAAGCTGGAGAAGTTACAGATCCTCTAGAAGTACCTAACTATGCTATCGAACTCCAGACCAGACAGATGGGTTCACATGTACAAGCAAGATATTCTCTACTTACTATGGAAGAGAATGACGATATTGATAAACGAACTCAGGATCAGAAAGACACTGCTACAGGTATTGTCGTGAGTTCTTTAGAAACACTAGACAAATATGATGACATTTCTTTACAGCAGTTGGTAGATGATTTCACCACAGTCGCAGAATGGGCAGGCGTGAAATCCCCAACATTGGATGATGAAGGTTTAGACCTATCTCAAGATTATGAAACTTTAGACGCATCAGACCACTAATAACGGAATCCAAAATGACAAGAAGAATTCTAGACACAGGCGGAGCTGCCAACGACGGGAAGGGGGATACTCTTCGTGAAGCCAGTGAAAAAATTAATGCAAACTTCCAAGAACTTTATGATCTAACCACACTGTCAGGTGATGGTGATATTACTATAGGAGATCTTAGTGATATCGTTGATAGCTCTGTAAGCAAAGCAATCGGAAGTGCAGATCTAGGCGATGCTATTAGTAATAGTGCTACAGTAAGTTCTTTAGGTACACGGGTAACTCAGAACGAAGGATTGATAACAACACTTGATCAGCAAATCGCTGACATCAACACATTAATTGAAAATACTGATATCGGCGAAAAGGGCCCGCAGGGTGATCCAGGCCCGATAGGACCACAAGGATCTCTAGGATGGCAAGGTACTGTTGGACCTATAGGACCACAAGGTAGCGTTGGTGCTCAAGGAGAACAAGGTGTTCAGGGTAACGTTGGTGAACTAGGACCACAAGGTAATGTTGGTGCTCAGGGCGAACAGGGTGTCCAAGGTAACGTTGGTGAACTAGGACCACAAGGAGAACGGGGCGCACAAGGAGAACAAGGTGTCCAAGGTAACGTTGGACCATTAGGTGCACAAGGAGAACGAGGTGCTCAAGGAGAACAAGGCGTTCAAGGAAACGTCGGTGAACTAGGTCCTCAAGGAGAGCGGGGTGCTCAGGGTTTCCAAGGCGTTCAAGGTAATGTCGGTGAACTAGGACCACAAGGTAACGTTGGTGCTCAAGGAGAACAAGGTGTTCAGGGTAACGTTGGACCATTGGGTGCTCAGGGTATTCAGGGTTCTCAAGGTGAACAAGGTGTCCAAGGTAATGTCGGTGAACTGGGTGCACAAGGGGAACAAGGTGCACAAGGAGAACAAGGTGTTCAAGGTAATGTTGGTCCATTAGGTGCACAAGGTCAGCAAGGCGCACAAGGGGAACAAGGTGTCCAAGGTAACGTTGGTCCATTGGGTCCTCAAGGTGAGGCCGGCGCACAAGGTGAACAAGGTGTCCAAGGTAATGTTGGTCCATTAGGTGCTCAGGGCATTCAGGGTTCTCAAGGTGAACAAGGTGTTCAAGGAAACGTTGGACCTCTAGGACCACAGGGTGGACAAGGTGCTATAGGTGAACAGGGCATCCAAGGTAATGTTGGTCCATTAGGTGCTCAGGGTGATCGGGGACCACAGGGCTTCCAAGGTATTCAAGGTAATGTTGGTCTATTGGGTCCTCAAGGTTCGCCGGGTACGGTTGGTCCACAGGGTGTTCAAGGTAATGTCGGTGAGATAGGACCACAAGGAGAAGCTGGTGCTCAAGGGTCCACTGGACTTCAAGGTAACGTCGGTCCATTGGGTGGACAGGGTGTCCAAGGATCACAGGGTACTGTCGGTGTTCAAGGTAATGTCGGTGTTCGTGGTGCACAAGGTGAAGATGGACCACAAGGTTCTACCGGCGTACAGGGTGAAGTAGGAGATAAAGGTGCTCAGGGTGAAGCAGGCCCACAGGGATCTGCTGGTATTCAGGGCAACGTCGGAGACAAAGGTTCTCAAGGCGATAAGGGAGAACAAGGAGAGCAGGGTCTACAAGGAAACGTTGGAGACAAAGGTGTCCAAGGTAGTCAAGGTTTTCAAGGTTCTGTTGGCGTTCAAGGTAACGTTGGTGATAAAGGTGCTCAGGGAGACACTGGTGCACAGGGTCTAGTTGGTCCTCAAGGTGCAGTCGGAGACACTGGTGCACAAGGTGAAACTGGAGCCACAGGAGAAAAAGGTGCAACTGGTGAAACTGGAGCGCAGGGTGGTCAAGGTCTTACTGGTGATCCAGGCCCTAAAGGTCCAGCAGGAACTACGCCAGGCCCAGTAGGTCCACAAGGATTGCCTGGCGATGCGGGTCCTCAAGGACCAGCAGGTACAACCCCAGGCCCAGTAGGTCCACAAGGTGCTACAGGTGACGCAGGTCCACAAGGTGCTGTAGGTGATACTGGTGCACAAGGTGAAACAGGCGCACAGGGTATTGTAGGACCGCAAGGTACAGTTGGTTCTCAAGGTAGTGCAGGTGCACAGGGTCAAGCTGGTGCCCAAGGTGCGGTTGGATTCCAAGGTGCACAGGGACTAGTAGGTAATCAAGGTGCTGTAGGTGATCAGGGTGCTCAAGGTGATACTGGTGCGCAGGGTAATGCGGGTACACAAGGAGCAGTAGGTAACCAAGGTGCTGTAGGTGATCAGGGTGCTCAAGGTGATTCTGGTGCTCAAGGTGACACTGGACCGCAAGGTGCTGTAGGTTTCCAAGGTGCACAGGGATTAGTAGGTAATCAAGGAGAGCAAGGTGCTCAAGGCGCAGTTGGATTCCAAGGTGCACAGGGACTAGTTGGACCACAAGGAGAACAAGGTTCCCAAGGTGCTGTAGGTTTCCAAGGTGCCCAAGGTCTAGTTGGACCACAAGGTGAGCAAGGTTCCCAAGGTGCTGTTGGATTCCAAGGTGCACAGGGTCTAGTAGGTAATCAAGGAGAACAAGGGGATAAAGGAAATCAAGGCGAGCGTGGAGCTCAAGGTTTAGTAGGTCCTCAAGGAGAACAAGGTTCTCAGGGTGAAGTTGGATTCCAAGGTGCACAGGGTCTAGTTGGACCACAAGGTGAGCAAGGTTCCCAAGGTGAAGTTGGATTCCAAGGGGCGCAGGGTCTAGTAGGTAATCAAGGTGAACAAGGTGCCCAAGGTGCGGTTGGATTCCAAGGTGCACAGGGTCTAGTTGGACCACAAGGAGAACAAGGTTCTCAGGGTGCTGTTGGATTCCAAGGCGCCCAAGGTCTAGTTGGACCACAAGGAGAACAGGGTGCACAGGGTGCTGTAGGTTTCCAAGGTGCACAGGGACTAGTTGGTCCTCAAGGTGAGCAGGGAGGCCAAGGTGAAGTTGGTTACCAAGGTGCTCAAGGTCTAGTTGGACCGCAAGGTGAGCAGGGTGCCCAAGGTGCTGTTGGATTCCAAGGCGCCCAAGGTCTAGTTGGACCACAAGGAGAACAAGGTGCCCAAGGTGAAGTTGGTTACCAAGGTGCTCAAGGTCTAGTTGGACCACAGGGAGAACAAGGTGGTCAAGGTCCCGTAGGCTACCAAGGTGCCCAAGGTCTAGTTGGACCACAGGGAGAACAAGGTTCTCAGGGTGCTGTAGGTTACCAAGGTGCACAGGGTCTAGTCGGACCACAGGGAGAACAAGGTGGTCAGGGAGCAGTTGGATTCCAAGGTGCACAGGGTCTAGTAGGTAATCAGGGTGCTGTAGGTAATAAAGGTGCTCAAGGTGAGGTAGGTAATAAAGGTGCTCAGGGTGAAGATGGTCCTCAAGGTGAACAGGGTGGACAAGGTGCTGTAGGTAATAAAGGTGCTCAAGGATCTGTAGGTGACCAAGGTGCTCAAGGTGCCGTAGGTAATAAAGGTCCTCAAGGTGAGGTAGGTAATAAAGGTGCCCAAGGTGAGGATGGACCACAAGGTGACCAAGGCCCTCAAGGTGGGGTGGGTGATAAAGGACCTCAAGGTGGAGTAGGTGATAAAGGAGCCCAAGGTGAAACTGGAGCGCAGGGTGAACAGGGTGGACAAGGTGCTGTTGGAGATCAGGGACCACAGGGAGTTTCTGGTTCAGTAGGTGCACAGGGTCCAGTCGGAGGATTTGGTAATGCAGTATTGTTTGATACCAGCTCAAATCTACCTAGTAACATTAACTCAACTGCATCAGCTATGATTAGACAGTTCCGTACAGTGAACACTATATATGCTGGGGATGTTTATTGGCATATTGGAACTGGTCGTGTTTACAGGGCAACAGTTGACAGAATAAATACTACGACGAATTCCACTTTTACTGAGTTGACAAATAACCAAGGATTTGTGGATATGAGTGGACTACTAAATACAGGGACAGCACCCAATGAACGTATTGAGTTCACAAGTAACAGTATTGATATCTTTGACAATAGCAATAATCTAAGAGTCAAGATTGGTAAAATATCGTAATTGAATACACCCCCGAAAGGGGGTTCCACATACAGGTATATTATGTTTACAGTAATTGATAATTTTTATGCAGATCCCGACTCAGTTCGGGATTATGCTTTAAGTCTAGACTTTAATGTTTCGGGTAACTATCCCGGCCTAAGAACATCTCCATGTACCAATGCTGGTGGATATGTTGATTCTATGAAAAACTCTTTAGAGGGGATCATAGGAAAAGCAATAACATACTTTCCACTAGACAACTATAACACTTCCTTCCAATACACTACCGAAAACTGCAAGACATGGATTCATCACGATAAAATGTCCTATGCGGGAGTCGTGTATCTAACGCCTGACGCGCCTCTAGATTCCGGAACTGCAATCTATAAACATAGACAGACTGGAATTATGAAACATGAAGATTCATGTCCAGTAGATTTTAATGAATTCCAGTTGGTTGAAGGTGACTGGGACATTGTTGCAGAATCTAAAAATATTTACAACCGACTGGTATTATATGATGCGATGTACTATCATCGCAGTGTAGTTCCCGGCTTTGGTTCAAACCAATACGACGGTAGATTATTTCAGACATTCTTCTTTGAGGCAGAATAATGAAATTGATGACAACGTTGTTGACTTCCAACGACATCCCTAAGTTAGCACGATTAGTTAAATCTGCCCAACAAGTCATCAAAATTGAACCAATCGAATGGGAAGTGGTGATCGTTGTAAATAGTATTCATGAAGGATACTATGAAGATGTATGCGCACTTAATTTACCATTCCGTGTAGTCAATACGGAAAGTAATGGTAAACCAGGCCGTGGTAAAAATGCATGTCTAGATGTATTTCTAGAAAGTGACTGTGATTTTGTATCTCAGATCGATGGAGATGATTTTTTATATCCGTCATACTTACAGTCGTTGTGGAATCATTATAAGCATTATCCTTGCATTGATGTTCTAGGTGTGGTACCATGTGATTCTATTTGCAGTTGGGAATTGGTTTCGGGACATTACTGGCAAGTTAATGAAACTTACTTTGCAAGTGTATGGGGCACATCGATGTGCTCTCCTCACGAAAACTTAGGACCACAAGAAAGTCATTTGTTTATTGATGAACGTCCAGTGTCGGTTGACTTCATTATGTTGCAGAGTCGTAAGTCTGCACAAATAAAAATGAACGAAGATATTGGTAACGGAGAAGATCACGCATACACCTACAAGTTATTAGCAGAACACCAGAAGGGAAATCTGTGTTACTTCCTATCAATGTCAAGCGACTTATATTGTATCGATAGGACGACTGAAGGAAGTGCTCAGAAGGTTCATAGTTACGAAGAATATTTACAGCCGCTGAAGGACGAAGCACTTAAACATGTCTCCCAGTGGAGAAGTAGTGCATATGAACTTCCGGTAATATACAAAGACTTATTGATGAATCATCATCAAAAAGAATCATGGTTAAACAAATTTTTAAATGACTCATAAAAACGTTATAAATATAAGAATAATATTTCTAACATGCGTAGGATAAGAACATGGCAGCAATTGTAAGACAGACATTAAGTAGGAGCTTAGCGAAGGATCTGCTGATAGATATGCAATCTTCTGACAGTTACTATATTGGTATCGGTAAATCAGACGAATTTCCAGTTTCAGAAAATTCGGAAACAACTATAGACCCAGTAGACTGTCCACGTGATGAAAGAGAGTTCCGACATAACCTACAATCAATCAAGAAAATTGAGGGTTCAACATTCGTTGCCAAGAGAGTAAATTGGTCATCGGGATCTATATACACTGGATGGGATGACGCAACTTCTTCGGATATCGTAGAGCCATGGACGCCATTTTACGTATTAAACGATGCTAAAGAAGTATACGTTTGTATTGATTATGGTAAGAATGTAGATGGTACTCCAAAGCAATCTATGGTCGAGCCTAATTACGGCTACCATAAAGATCTTCTAGATTCAATAGATCCTACCAACACATGGGACCATACCAAAGTTTTTGAAACTGGAGATGGATATACATGGAAGTTCTTATACTCCATAACACCGGAGCGAATCTACCAGTTCTTATCATCCAACCACTTTCCGATACAAGAAACAGAACCAGATTACCACGGTGGGGATTCAATCGAAGACCTACAGCGTGATGTTCATCTTGCTGCTGTAGGTGGCCAAGTCACCCGTGCAAAGGTAATAACACAAGGTCTTGGTTACGTAACCGAACCTACGGTCACGGTAGTCGGTGATGGATCAGGCGCAACTGCTACTGCTGTTATTGACGCTGATGGTAAGGTCACTGAAATTAAAATGACGGACTACGGTTCTGGATACACATACGCTTCGCTTACAGTAACCGATGGCGATACCGAAAACTGTACGGCAGTACCAGTAGTAACTACCTCAGAAGGTCTGGGTAAGAACCCTATAGATGATTTGAAAACAAGTTCTATTCTAGCAGGTATCAAACCAGACGGTAATGTCAACGGAACATTTATCACTCGAAACACTTTCCGTGAAATGGGTCTTATTAAATCTCCGCTACTACCAGACGGATCTACTCCGTTCACCGGAACTTCGGTAAAAGTATTACCTACATTGACCTTAGAAGATACCTCACCATTTATATCAGGAAAACTTATAACGGGCGGAAGTAGTATTGCCAAGGCATATGTTGATCAGTCCGATGGTAACGTTGTTCATTACCATCAAAATGAATCGACAGGGTTTGTCGAGTTCGAAGAAAATGAGGCCGTAGTTCAAGAAGGTCAGGTTGCGGGTGTTATTGCAACGGGTGGATTGTCTCCAGTAAATGGTATAGATCGCTTCTCTGGTGAAGTCCTATATATTGAGACAAGAAAAAGAATCAGACGCGACGAAGAACAACAAGAAGATATCAAGATCGTAATAACCGTTTAGGATAAATCATGGCAGATTTTACAGATAAGACGTTCAGAGAAACTTACCGCGATTTTTACGATCCGAAAGATGGTTATTATCGTGTACTCTATAATTCAGGTAAGGCTCTTCAAGCACGTGAGTTAAATGAATCACAAACAATAATACACGAAGAGATCGCACGTTTCGGTCGTAACATATTTACAGAAGGTGCACTAGTCAGCCCAGGTGGTTCGACAGTTGATAATAGGATAGAATATATTCGTCTTGATGCTAATAGTGTTATAGATCCTAGTTTAGTTGGTGAGACTCTAACTAACGGTACTATACAGTTTATTGTCCTTGAGGCGTATAATGCAGTACCAGAGCAAGATCCATCAACTCTTTATGTTAGATATACAGATACCTCAAATGTAACCGACACAGATAAAGCACCTCGCGTTCAATCAGGAGACGTTTTAACTCGCCCAGATAATTCTACTCTTACTGTAATCGACGACAGTGAAGATGAAATTCCGGCAGCAGGTCGTGGCACTAAAGCGTACTTTGCGCCAGGCGAGTTCTTTGTACAGGGTCACTTTGTTTATATGGAAGGCGGAGAATCTTTCCTATCCAAGTATAGCACAGAACCGACAGCAGATATCGGTTTTGTGATTGAAGAATCAATCGTAGATGAGAGCGAAGATTCTAATCTATATGATAACCAAGGCGAAGTTCCAGACATCACTGCGCCAGGCGCTCATCGATATCAGATCAAACTAACACCCACTACTCGCGATCAAGTCGATATAAGTCAAAACTTTATATTTGTCGCACGTGTTGTTAAAGGTGTTATCACACGTGAAGTAAGTACATTCGATGCATACAGTCGAGTTAATGATCTGCTTGCACGAAGAACAAAAGAAGAGTCTGGTGACTATGTTGTAGATAAGTTTACTGCGATATTCGAACCTCTGGATAACACTAATTTAAATCTAGATGTTTCTGAAGGTATAGCATATGTAGATGGTTATCGATTAGAATTTGGTCAAACAGATATTACCGTACCAAAAGCAAGACAAACTCTTCAAACATTTAACGAACCAGTACCAGTTGCATATGGTAACTATGTTTATATCGACCCGACCTCATCTGAAGGTTTCGGTAGATTAGACGCATTTGGATATTTGGCTATCTACGACGCAGCATCAGGTGGATCTGTAATAGGTTACTGTAATGTCCGTGGTATACAATCCGACTCATTTGGTTACCGACTATACATTTTTGACATTCGTATGTCTTCAATACAAGGTGGTACAGGATATCATAGTTTTGCTGATGCAGTATCATTACAGGATAATATTCCAGGCGCTGGTAGCCCAAGAATTCAATTAGTAGATAGCACAATACATGAGTCATCTAACAATAGTCTGCTGTTCCCGCTACCTAGAACCAGTCCAAAAGATGATTCGATTACTGCAAACTATACAGTACAGAGATACACTAGAATACAGTCTGATAGTCAAGGTGTTATTAGTTTGTCTGGCGTTGAAAATAATCGTTGGATAATCGCAGAGTCCGAAACCTCTATTCTAACTGGTCCAGAATCAGTACCAAGTATGGCGGGTGTATATTCGGGTCTAACCCCAAACACTAATCATGATATTGCATATTACGTTGAGGTCTCTAACGCAACACCTCGCACAAAGACAATAACGGTTGCAGAAAAAACACAGACTCTTCCATCGACAGACTGGGAGAAACGTCCTGTATTTACAGATACCGTAGATGGTATCTCTCTTCAATCAGTTTTATTCAGAGATAGTTCTGGTACAGATTGGTCTGCTGCTGAAGACATCACTCACCAGTTTTATCTAGACGGCGGTCAACGTGATAACTTCTATGACGAAGCTGTCGTGTACTTGAAGCCAGGATATCTTTTACCTACAGGTGACCAATCTGAGATAAAGGTTACATACACACATTATACGCATACTGGACCAAGCGGAAGCACGTTCTTCTCTGCTTCATCTTATGCAGACGATAGTTATGAAAATATCCCTAACCATACCAGTGCGACAGGTCAGTCCATCTCTTTAAGAGATGTATTAGACTTCCGACCTTCCCGAACATTTGGTTACACCGGAGAATTCAACGTAGTCGCAGAGTTACCTCAGAATGCATCTGCCATCACTATTAATGATATAGAATACTACTTACCTCGTATTGACGTTTTAGTGGCGAACGCAGTAAACAGCGGCATTGGGTTTGGTGAACTACAGGTTATACAGGGGGTTCCTAGTATAACTCCAAAGGAACCAGAGATTCCAGTAGGTTCACTGTCTCTATATACGTTTACTTTGAGCCCTTACACATTCAGTGCATCTGACGTTTCGACAGCTTATATTCCAAACAAGCGATATACTATGAAAGATATCGCAAAATTAGAACGACGTTTGGATGAGTTGTATGAAAGGACTGCATTGAGTTTCTTGGAAACTAATACTCAGTCCCTAGTCATTACTGATAACCAAGGGCAGTCAAGAGTTAAGTCAGGATTCTTCGCTGATAATTTTAGTACATTCGACTACTCTGACATTAATAACGAGAACTATAGAGCGTCCGTTGATAGAAGTGGATTGTTACAGGCATCTTTTCGTGAAAATTCAGTACGACTATCATATAGCACAGATAACGTTGATACCGTAATAAGCAAGAAGGGTGATTTGGTTACCCTACCATATGTTGAAGTCGAATTCACCGAACAGGAACTTGCTACTAGTTTTATTAATGTTAATCCTCATACTGTAGTATCGTATATCGGTAATTTAGAATTGTCTCCATCATCGGATGAGTGGAGAGAATCTAGAGATTTGCCTCCGGTAATACAAAGCATTTATCACACTCAAGAAGATTTGTGGTACGGCGGTAGTTATAATTGGATCGACGGTAGTGTAACGTCATTCAATAGTAACTTACATATGCCTTTGGCTGAATATCAATACAAATATGAAAATATGGTTCACGCACAAGACTTGCTTGGTGAAACTATTGGTGGACAGCAAATCATTCCGTATATGCGTTCTCGTAGAATCAACTTCGTCGCCAAAGGACTTCGTCCTAACACTAAGATGTTTGCATACTTTGACGGTGTAGACGTAAGTAATTGGGTTCGACAGGAATCAACTACCCAACGATTTGCGGATAATCCACAAGAATTTGGTAGTGAGTATGCAAACGAATCAGGATATCCAGCAGACTTAGGTGGACCAACTCTCTTGCAGACAGATAGCAAGGGTGAGCTAATCGGATCATTCTTCTTACCTAATACAGAATCTTTGAAGTTTAGAACAGGAACTCAAAAGTTTGAGTTGTTAGATGTAAGTCTATATGACGCGGAGTCTACTATATCTACATCTGCGTTCTACTCGTCTCAAGGTGCTTTAGATACCTCACAGGGTAATATCGATACTACAAGAAGGGTCTACAGAAGTGAAGGACGTAATGATCCTTTAGCGCAGACATTCTTCGTCGACCAGATTGAAAACCCTAACGGTATATTCCTAACTCAGCTAGACGTATTCATGGAGTCTAAGGATAGCAATGCCCCTCTACAGGTTGAGGTTCGCACAGTAGAAAATGGAGTTCCTACCAATCAGGTCGTTCCAGGCTCGGTTGTGTTTGTCAATTCCGATGATGTCACAGTTACTTCATATGATTCTATTTCAGGCGAAAGTCAAGGAATGAATACACTATTGACTACTGGCGCAACTGCTGTTAAGTTTGACGAACCGATTTACTTGACAGGCGGTAAAGAATATGCGATAATACTATTCAGTGAATCCGTAGAGTATAACGTATATATTTCTGAATCAGAAGAATTTGTCATAGGAAGTAATCAGGACAAGGCTCCAAGAATTTCTACTCTAGGTTCATTATTCTTATCTCAAAACTCTAGCACATGGACACCGGATCAAAGTAAAGACTTGATGTTCAAGTTGCATCGAGCACATTTTGAGACATCGGGTAATTTAGTATTAGATAATACATCTTTACCTAAAGTCACATTAGAATTTAATCCTATTGAAACCGTTGCCGGTCAGACTCATACAGATGATATTGCTAACAACGGAATAGTAAAGGTTTATCATCAAGGTCACGGATTCAGTAACGAAGATATAGTTTCTATCTCAGGTGTTGTCAATGATATTGGTGGAGTTCCCGCTTCAGAAATGAATGGCCTACTTGAAGTATATCAACCAACATGGGACGGTTATTATATTAAGGTTCCTACTGTCGCAACTGCTAGTTCATCCGGTGGTGGTAATACGGTTGTCGCTTCACAACAAGTCTATTACGATACGTTCGTTCCACAGATCCAAGCAATAGTACCTAACACTACTAAAATAAATGCAGGCCTGAGTGCGCCTGTCGCAAAATCCTATGGTTCTTCTTCAGACAGTCGTACAGTAAATCAGTTTGTATACACTTTACAGGACGAAGTTCCGGTCTTTATAAATGAATATAATTTGAACTCACAACCGAAGATTGTTGCTTCTTCTGAAAACGTATCAACTGAAACGCTAAAGTTAAACCTATCATTGGTCACAGCAGATCCAAAAGTTTCTCCTGTAATTGACCTTCAACGTGTTGCAGTTATGACATTAGAAAACGTAATTGATCATGATGTATATGATCCTAATACAGATACACCGGATTATACTACGTTTGCATATGCTGCGCAACACATTACAACACCAGTTGTTGTTGATGAGTCCTCACTTGGCCTAAAGGTAATATTTTCAGGTAACCGACCATCTGGTTCTGACTTTGAAGTTTATGTTAAGACAGCACCAGACGAAGATACATTGGTCGCGTCTACTGCTATAGAAGGAGATTCTATACACGAATGGGTAAAGGTCGATATAGACAGAGAAATCCCTACAAGCGACAACCCATCTAATTTCCCAGAGTATGAGTATACTCATGAGTCAGAGCAGTTTACCGCATTCCAGATTAAGATCGTAATGCATTCAGAGAACTCTTCTAAGTCTCCTTTAATTAAAGACTTACGTGCAATTGCTCTGATAACAGGAGGTTCGGGTTCCACAGGTACTACTACCACATCAAGTTCAAGTAGCAATAGTGGTAGTACAAACACTACTAGTAGCACAGACACCGCCGGCGAAACCAATACAGGTGGCGATGATACGGGTACAGATACAGGAACTTCTTTATCAGCAGTTGCATTCCCTGAGATAAGTCAATTACCAACTTCGGTATCTATCACAGGCGCTCCTCGTATCCTAAGTCAGTACAATCCAGAATCGGACATCAATAATTACATGACTCCGAATGAGTACTGGCATCAAGGTACACGAAGGGTTCGATTGTTTGCTAAGTTCGATAATAATGGTGATTTCCAACTATACACCAATGACCCTAAAAAAGGAAGTGTCAATGTTGGGGACGATTCTCTAACAGGAAGTACTATCCTGGCCACAGGTAAGTGGTTGGATAGACCAGTAGAAGTGGGAGAGATTTTTGAATGTGGTTTCAGAATCACTCATGTTGACGATGTAGCGCTACCTGTTTACTCTGGTGCTTTTGCAACCCAGGCCACTCCTAGAGCAGAACTAAGAAACGTAGGTACTGGTGCAGACATAGGTTATCAGGAAGTTATTTCCGTTGATGTTGGTGAACTTGACTCTAGCGGTAACATGATTACTTGGGGCGGGCATGGACTCGTTATCGATGAACATAGCAACTCGCTTGATAATGGTGCATCGTGGACTGTCGATTCACTACATCTAGATCCAGAAGTTGCCATCACTGGTACAGTAAGAATAGAAATATTCATTAGCCCAGACAATAGTCTAGACAATGGAACCACCCTTACAGGAACTACCTCTATACCATTAGATGTTAGCTATACTCTAGAGGGTGCCCCACTGGTTGATGACTCACTTGAGTCTCAGTTGGTTCTTTTGAATGCGGATGATGGTTTTGTTAATGACCCAGACCCTACTCTAACACACTATTCACTGGATTCGACTAAACCTAAAAACTTCCATTATGGCGCGACCGTTTCAGACCAAGTGTTGACAGTTGATGCAAACAGTTCTGTCGACTTCCATATGATGTGGGGGTCTGAACAAAACAGCACTATCGACGTAACTTTCGGAGCCGCATGGACGAATTCAGGAACTACTGTAACACTTAACCGTGGAGATTTCGCGTCGTTCACCGTTGCAAATGCTCCACAGGGCACTGACGCTACTGTTACAGCAACCACTACTCTACTTGGTTCAACGTTCACCAGAGAAGTCAAGATGATCGTTGGTGAAGGTGCTACATCTACGCCTGGCGCCGGCGGCAGTGGTAGCAGTAATGGCGATGGTGGCGATGGTGAAGGCGATCCGCAGCAGAACTAATTATGAATAATCATATAAAAGTAGAAGGACATAATAATCTAGTGCGAGATAGACGAACTGGAGTGTTACTAAATACCAACAAGGCTGAGATAGATAAAGCACGGAAGATAAGCAAATCAAATCAAGAAAAGCAAAATCATATTGAATATTTATCCAAAGAAGTTAAAGGATTAAAGGAAGATATGACACAAATAAAAGAATTGCTTTTTCGTTTAGTAGAGGATAAAAATGAGTAACATACAAGTAGTCAATCTTGCAGACAACATCAACGCCGCGATTTTAAAGATCAATCAAAACTTCGCTGAGATAGATACGTCTAAGATGACAGAGGCCGAAGTCAATGCATTGATTCAGGCTGCGATCGATAGTCTAGACGTGAGTCTTGATGCCGCTGCAGTCCGTGCAATCATCGAAGGTTCCGACTTGGATATGTCCGGCAATAAAGTTTTGTTTGGCAACATGTACCAGTCAGTGTCAGACCTACCAAATGCATCCACCTATCACGGTATGTTTGCTCATGTTCATGAAACAGGTGGAGCATACTTTGCGCATAGTAATTCATGGATAGAACTTGCAAACAAAAGCGACATAGGGACAGGTTCTTCGGATGTTGAATCCCTAGACGACTTAGAAGATGTCAATACCACAGGTAAAACTCTCGGACAGGTATTAAAGTGGAACGGATCTATTTGGATCGCTGATGATGAGTCTGGTGGCGGTTCAGGGACAGGTGGTACATCTGTCTACACAGTCACAGTATACGCTCGTTCTCCAAAAGAGACTACCCCTACAAAACCAAACAATGGGTCATATACATTTTCGACCGGAACCTTTGCAGAACCTACGGGTCCAAACTGGTACAGAAGTATTCCTTCAACTCCAGCAAACGAAGATGTCTGGGCGTCTACTACAACCTTTATTACGCTTGACCCAGACACAACCGTAAACGCAGGCACATGGTCAGATCCATCACTTGTAGGATCACAGTCAACTCCAGTAGATAACAGTGCGGGAGCTAAGTATGCACAGATATTTGCATATAAGAGAGTTGCAAGCGATACGACACTTGGCGCAGCTGATGCTCCAGTGGGCGGTACATTTGATTTCTCTACAGGAATTTACTTATCACCAGATGAAGAACAGGTAACTGCATCGGTAGATGCTGGATGGGAAAGCACACCCCCACCTCGTACCGAAGAAACTCCTCAACTGTATGTTGTAACAGGTATTGCAAGTGATGTAGATCTTGCAGAAGGTGATACAGTTGATACTTCGATCACATGGGGAGATCCACGACCAACGTCTTCAGGTACAGATGGTCAAGATGGTAGGTCCACGTTCCTTGCAGTTGCATATCGTCGTGTAGCAGATACGGCAGACGCCAACAACGATTTAGTTGTACCAGATGAGCCACGTGGTGGTGGTATCGATTTCGGTGCAGCCACTCCAGCAGGAGTTCATCTAGGATTCCCTATTACAGATTCTTCGGGTAACCAATGGTACTCAACACCACCATCTGGTACAGATACTCTATGGCAGTCATATCACTTATTCACACAGTTTGGTGATACCGGCGAAGACTGGGCTACAGACGACAGAACATCTACAGGTACGCCACTTGATTGGTCAGAACCTACGATTCAGTCGATCATTCCAGTATCAACATACTTCAAGTCTTTGTATGCACGATCACATCTAGACCTAACACAGTCCGCATACATTCTACCGAATCCAGCAAACAATGCGAACAATGGTGCGGTGTATGACTTTACATTAAATCGATTCTCAAGTCTACCTTCACATGAAGGTATCAATTGGACAGAAGAGATGCCGCCGTTGTTCGATAGTAACGACGAAAGCAATGGTCCACTATGGGAGATCAGTACAGTCGCTACTCTTCGTGGTGCGATCGGTGCAGATAATACTCTAACATTTACTACACCAAAACTAATTCTTAATGTTGCGATTGATGGTATCGATGGATATCAAGTCACACAGGTTAATGCATACCGTCGTGCGGGTAGTTGGACTACATCCACTGCCGTGTCTGGCGGATCATTTAACTTTGAAACTAAAACATTTACACCGCCTGCAAATTGGTCTAAAACAGTACCAACAGGTGATAGTCAATTATACGTCATTACAGGTGTTGCGTCAACTCGACCAGACAACTATCCAACAGCAACTACTCCTCTGGTAGAAGATACTCAAATAGAATGGGATCTCCCAGAAGCAACTCAGGCGGGTGGTAATGGTGCACCTGGCCGATCTACTGCGCACGTTGTTGCGGTGACCAGAACACCAAGTGCTAGTGCTCCAAATACTCCTACAGGCGGTAGTGTTAACTTCACGGGTGGTATTGCTAAAGTAATGCCTACTGCAACTGATCATACATGGTACGACGATGTGGGTCTTATGGACGCCGCAGGGTACAATGTCGGTGGTACAATATGGGCATCCGAAGCAACTTTCTCTATCAGTGGTGATGAGGGTACAGACAACACTGCAACTTGGTCTGCTCCTTACCTAGACCACAATAACGGTGCGGATGGATTCTCGACATATCAGGTACAGATCTTTAAGAGAGATTCTTCTACTGCGACAGTATCAAGCATTACAGGGACTCTACCTACAAACAATGACCCAAGTGTTTACTATGATTTTGATAACGATGGAATGTCTGGACTACCTTCTGATTGGTCAGAGACTCCACAAGAAGATCGTACACTAGGTAATGCACTATGGATGAGTCGTGCGGTAGCTACAGTTCAGGGTGACTTACAAGGAATCGATGATGATTTAACATGGACAAGTCCAGTTATCTACTCTGTCGATGGTGATTCAGGAACTCCGGACTTAGAAAATCTACCTAGAGAATCTCGCGGATACGTTTACTACTATACTGTTATAGAGGCAGAACAGGATACTTTAGCAGCATCACTACAGCCTTCTTACAATGCAACACTAGGATTTACTTGGGATGATACAGATGGCGGTTCAATCACTGGATTGAATGGTAACTGGGGTATGAACCCAACAGTAGACACTAACTTATCTGGAACGTTATGGGCTGCTCGATACTTTGCAGAAAGAAGTGCCGAGGGTGTCACGACGGTTGCAGTAAGTGCTGCATTCCGTAGTTACAACTTTAATGGTTTGGTTACTTTCCAAAACATGAACCAAGAGTTAGGTAATCCGCAATCATCTTTAATCACAACTATTGATGGTGGTCATATTACCACGGGTAGAATCGATGCAAGTTTAGTTGCTATTACAACTGATCCAGATAGTTATGAAGAGGGAGACACTGGTCTAAATATAACATCTAGTGTAGCTGGACAAGGTAGTATGTCAATTACTAACGATCTTATCACGATTAGTGACGCTAATAATGTAAGAGTCAAACTTGGTAAACTATCATGAGTTATGGACTATATATTTCAGACGGTGTTAATGGGTCTGTTATCACCAATTCAAATAATATTTTTAATGAAGAATATGAATTTGAATTTACTAGTCAAGCAATTTCAGGGGGTTCTTCAATAGATATTCAAACGAGTGGTGCTGGAAATCCAGCACTCATAGGTATTTTCATTGAAGAAAACACAGGGTTAGATGCAGACATTGAAGTAGAAAGAGATTCTGTCAATGACATACTAAGAATTAAAAATACAGGAACTTCTTCGCAATCTGTTTCTGCAAAACTATTCAGGTTTCAATAATGAGTGATTATGGCTTAACAGTATATAATGATAATAACGGGTTAATGTTTGACTCTTCTCGTAAAATGAATAGTTATGTTGTTACTGAAATTGGAACAGGATTGGGACCTAGTATTACGATAGGTTCAGATGATTTTGTTTTTGTAAAGGTACCATATGGTCAAGCAAGCAGTTTTGCAACCACTGTAGTGTTTATGGGCGCACCCTTAACTATACCACCAACTGCGCCGGCATTTTATGGACAAGATTTTACTCTGACTAACAACAATGGTATTAGTAACACCACATGGACATCCCCTACTCCAGTAATCCTAGATTACTTTGTAGTACGACATTCTAGTCAAATATCATCTACGGATGATTATGGTCTAGTTGTGTACAACGAAGATCAAACTGTACAATTTGATAGTAGATCCATAACATTAGGACAGCATTTTAAGATCAACAGTTTTTATGAAACGAGAACTGTGGATGCTTGGTCACCACAAAATGGTGGTGAAGAACTAGGATCTTCAGGTGACTACGTTGAACTTTCAAAATGGACAAATGGAGTAGTTGGTGGACTTATTACTAGTTCTACGGTTATAGGCCTATGGATTGGTCCACGTCATGCTATAAATTATTTCAGTACTGCGATCGACCTCGGCAACTCTGGCGATGACGATGATTCACCGCTGGGGCCACCCGGCGGCAACGGACTCCCAACCAGCGGTGGTAACTTTGCCACAAGTACTGAAAGTTATAATAATTCCATTAATGCAATGATCGTTACTGGCGTATTAATTTAAAAAAGAGAAAGAAAATGATTTATTACATCGCATACATTAGAAATAATGAAATACAAACATTAAAGTTAGCCAGTGGCTCTAACGAACCTGAAGGTTTAAGAGAAGATGGCACAACAATTGTACACATCGATTTTGTTGTTCAAGACAAAACAGATTTTATACAAACTCATTATTGGGATGGTGACTGGAAACAAAGAGAACCTTCTCCAAATATACATTCTTCTTGGGTAGATGGAGAATGGGTTTGGGATCAAGAAGATCTAATGAATGAAGTCAGATTTATGAGAAATCGCATTATAGCGAGCACTGACTGGACTCAGCTCTCAGACTCTCCACTATCTACTGATATGAAGAATGCGTGGGCGGGGTATCGTCAAGAATTAAGAGACTTAGACTTTATTGATCCGGATATGTCAAATATTAATCAGGTTAACTGGCCAGAACCCCCACAATAATTATTTACTTAATCTCTGAAATTAGAATATTATAAGTAAAGTAAATATTTTTTTAAAAATGTGCTTAGACTTCGTTTATGCACATTTTTTTTGTTATAAATAAAGGGGTCATTAACCAATAAACTTTAACTTTAGCTAAAGAGAGACGATATCGTGTCAGCATCTAGTATACCACTAAAAATTAAAAATACCGATGGTGACCTACAGGAATTCACTCCAGCGCAAGAGATGTATCTTGCGGTAAAGGTGGGTGAAGCATTAGCGGAGGCCTCCGCTGGTGATGTCGGTGACATCAGTCTAACCAATGGTACAAACATCGGTTCTTTTGTAGATACGTACTACAATGAACCAGCGGGTACACACCCAATGTCTGCTATCACTGGCACAAGTGTAACTACAACCTTGAAACAGGTTGCTGGTTCCGCGAGTGAATCTGGTTCTGATTTTGCCCGTCCTGTCGGTTATTATGCAGATAATTCTAATCCTGGCTTCTACGAAATGGTAGACTCAGATTTAGATAATCTCACAAATCGTGCACTAAAAAATGTGGAGACCCTAGGTCTTCAGGGTGCATATGAACTTTCAACGTCCTCGCCAGGCAGTGATTGGACCAAACACATCGATGGTGTGTTCTCCGATACTCATGGTGACGGTACAACAACTCAATACCACATCTGGAAGAAAGTTACTTTGGCAACACCACCAGCCGGTGTTACCACTACACGTCCAGTTGCAACCGACTATGATGGTACTTCATCATTCAGCGGTTTTAAAGAAATGTCAGACGCAGAAATCAAGTATACACTTGGTCAACGCGCTAAGTCACTCCGAGCAACAGCAGGTGCGATTGGTTCATACCAGTTGCGTTCATCTGCACAAGGTGCTCCAACTCTAGCAGGTACATGGGTACCACGAGGTTCTGCCTCTAACACCCGTCGTACTATTGTCGACGTTGCATACTCTCGTACACGTAACTCAGCTTACACACGTACAAGAATCTCTGCATATACTCGTAACCGTATTTCAACATATACTCGTAATAGTGTAGATACTTTCTCACGTACGTTTGTTGGAGAATATACGGGAGCGTATTCACGTGACTTCGTAGGAAACTATGCTCGTGACTATGTAGGCAACTACGCAAGAACTCGCGTTTCATCATATACACGTAACAGACTAACTGCATTTACTGGTTATTTTGCCGGTACTTACAACCGTTCACGTGTTTCTACATATGTCCGAAACCGAATCACACCATTTACTGGTACATTCTCACGCAATAGAGTTTCTTCTTATACTCGTGGTCGTGTATCAACTTACACAGGTACTTACTCACGTACACGCAGTTCTGCTTACACAGCAGACTACACTCGTACTCGTGTGTCAGCATACACCGGAACTTACTCAGGAACTTATTCCCGTAACCGTGTATCTGCATATGCCGGTACCTACACACGCAACCGTGTATCAACTTATGCACGTACTAGTACTCGAACTCGTACATCTGCTTACTCAGCAGACTACACCCGTACTCGTATAACTAATTACACACGTGACCGTGTAACAAACTTCGCAGGCGTTTTCTCTCGTGCACGTGTTTCATCATACACACGCAATCGAGTTACTAACTTCGCTGGTAACTTCGTAGGTAACTATGCTCGTGGATTCGTGGGTAACTACTCACGTGGCTTCGCAGGCAACTACTCTCGTGGTTATGCTGGTGATTATGTTGGTAACTACGCTCGTGTTTCTACTCGTACATCCACTCGTACACGTTATTCAGCATATGCCCGTACGTCAACTCGTACTCGCTATTCTGCATATACTCGTGATCGCGTCACTAACTTTGCCGGAAACTTCGTAGGTAACTATGCAACTACCTTTACTGGTGATTTCGTAGGTAACTATTCAAGAACATTCGTAGGAAACTATGGTGGTAACTTCGTAGGTAACTATGCAACCACATTTACTGGCGACTTTGTTGGTAACTATGCTCGTGGATATGCTGGTAACTATGCCGGAGATTACGTAGGTAACTATTCACGTGATCGTGTAACTAACTTTGCTGGTAACTTTATCGGTAACTACGCAACAACGTTCACAGGTGATTTTGTTGGTAACTATGCTCGTGGATATGCTGGTAACTATGCTGGCGATTATGTGGGAGATTACGCAAGAACAAGTACTCGTACTCGCTATCAAACATACGACTACACTCGTAATTCAACCCGCACATCAACACGTACACTAGCCTATACCCGTACATTGTACTATGCCGGCGACTTCGTTGGAAATTATTCTCGTAACCGTGCATTCTCATACGCTGGAGATTACTCTCGCAACCGTGCATTCTCATATGTCGGTAACTACGGACGCACACGTACTGGTAACTATACTGGTAACTATGGCCGTACTCGTGCTACTAACTACGCAGGTAACTTCGTAGGAAACTACGGACGTACTCGTGCCGCATCTTATGTTGGTAACTACGGACGTACATCCACTCGTACACGTAATGCGACATATACTGGTAACTATGGTCGTACTCGTGCCGCATCTTATGTCGGTAACTACGGACGTACATCCGCTCGTACACGTAATGCGACATATACTGGTAACTACGGACGTACTCGTGCAGCATCATATGTTGGTGATTACTCGCGTAACCGCGCAACCAACTTTACTGGTAACTTTGCTGGTGATTACTCTAGAGGACGTGCTGCAACGCTTGACTACACTAGAGATTCTATAAACGGCGGATCATTCACAGGAAACTATAGTCGAAACCGTGCATCAAGTGTAAGCTATACTCGATATAACTATTCTACTCGTGTTTCTACCAGAGAAAGTACTGGATCTGGTTCTAGCTGGAGTGGCTTCCAAATTCAGACGAGCTTTGCACAACCAACTTATTACTGGGAAGTGCAATACGAAGGTGGTATATACATCTATAATATACACTGGGATGGGTTTGCTGGAAGTACTGCATTGAGCAACGGATCTACAACGACAATAACTGTCGGTGGGGTAACATACGGTAGAGGTAGCTACCATAGCTCTGGTTTCGGTGCTCCTAGGTATTATATTAGAAGATTATCACCTAATACTTTCACCGGCAACTATTCTGGTAACTACACTGGCGCTCTGTACTACAGCAGAAATTTAACATATACTGGTAACTACACACGTAATAGCACAGTAACGGTCTACTATACTGGTAACTACACGCGTGGCGTAACATATACTGGTAACTATGGTCGTACTCGTGCTACTAACTATACCGGAGACTTCACTGGTAACTATAGTCGTACACGTGCAGCATCATATGTTGGTGATTACTCTAGAAACCGTGCAGCATCATATGCTGGTAACTATGCTGGTGATTACTCTCGTACTCGTGCAGCATCATATGCCGGAGATTACTCTAGAAACCGTGCAGCATCATATGCTGGTAACTTTGCCGGAGATTACTCTCGTACTCGTGCGGCATCATATGCTGGTAACTATTCACGTGACCGTGTAACTAACTTTACTGGTAACTTTGCTGGAGATTACGCTCGTAACCGTGCGTTCTCATATGCTGGAGATTACTCTCGTACACGTACTGGTGCTTATACTGGTAACTATGGCCGTACTCGTACTGGTAACTATACTGGTAACTATGCTCGTACATCAACACGAACAAGAACTGAAACTGGTTACTATACGAGAGCTGGATACTATGCTGGTGACTACACTGGTAACTATACTCGTACTCTAGGATACGCTGGCGACTATGTCGGTAACTATGCTCGTACAAGTACTCGTACATCTACACGTACTCGTTACTCTGCATATGCCCGTACACGCATCACTAACTATGTTGGTGATTTCACGCGTGATCGTGTAACTAACTTTGCTGGTAACTTCGTAGGTAACTACGCAAGAACTTCTACTCGAACTTCTACACGTACTCGTTACTCTGCTTATGCACGTACTCGTATCACTAACTACATTGGTGACTTCACACGTACCTCGACTCGTACCTCGACTCGTAACCGTGGTTCTGCTTATGCAAGAACTCGTATCACTAACTACGTTGGAGATTTCACAAGAGATCGCGTAACTAACTTTGCTGGTAACTTCGTAGGAAACTATGCTCGTGGATACGCAGGCGATTACGTAGGTAACTATGCTCGTGGATACGCAGGCGATTTCGCTGGTAACTACACTGGTGAGTATACTCGTACATCTACACGTACTCGTTACTCTGCATACGTACGTAACCGAATTTCGGTATACACTCGTAACCGTAGTTCAGCATATGCTCGTGATCGTGTAACCAACTTTGCTGGTGACTTCACTGGTAACTACACAAGAACGTTCTCTGGTCAATACTCACGTAACTACGCTGGTAACTTCATCGGTGATTATGTTGGTGACTTCGGTGGAAACTATGTTGGTAATTATACTCGCGACTTCGGTGGAAACTACGTAGGAAACTACGCACGTGGCTTCGCTGGTGATTACGTAGGTAACTATGCAAGAACCTTTGTTGGTGAATACACTGGTGCTTACTCTGGAACTTACTCACGACAATTTGGTGGAAACTACGTAGGTAACTACGCAAGAAACTATGTTGGTGAATACACAGGAACCTATGCAAGAACGTTTACTGGTAACTACTCTCGTGGGTTCTCTGGTCAATATACTCGTGACTTTGCTGGTGACTTTACTGGAAACTATGCAAGAACGTTTGCTGGTGAGTACACAGGAGCATATGCTCGTGACTTCGTCGGTGACTTTGTAGGCAACTACTCACGTGATTTCGTAGGTAACTACTCACGTGTCCGTGTATCTGCTTACTCAAGAATCCGTAGTTCTGCATACTCCGGTACTTACTCACGTGATCGTGTATCTACATACGTAGGTGACTTCACTGGTAACTACTCACGCGGATTTACTGGTAACTACTCACGCAACTTCGGTGGCAACTACTCACGCTCCTTCCTAGGTAACTATGTTGGTGCAACGATTAGTGACACTCTAGTACATACACCAGAAGTGTATACACTATACTGTAGGGTTGCATAATCGCTCTAAGTATGGTATAATATGAGAACAAGGCGGGTCATTCATTTGACCCGCTTTATCTCAACACTATATACATTATAACTTTGAATGAATTGAACTCTCTGGAGATATTTAATGAGTCGTAAGCAATGGATGAATAATGCGTTCTGGGAAACAGACGAAAAGAAAGAACTAAACTGTATTTTAGAACTTGAAGATGATGTGGGTAGAGTAACCGCCCAACAAATGTTTTTACATCGGCATGATAAGAACGGTGTTGAAAACGAACTGTTTAATGAAGTAGTCGAGGCCTTAGGTGCTGATGCGATTGATAAGGAAACAACCGATCGCGTTATTCGCAAGAAGGCACAAGCAGAAGAAGAGAAGATGCGTGATGAAGAACATGATAAAGCACGTAAACTTGAAAAACTCTTCAATTATAAGATGGAAGCTTTTGAAGTAGATGATATTAAAAGTTCCAAAAACCGTAAGTTGAAGGCAAAATTGCGTCGTGCAAAATCTAAGATTGAAGTCGACATGTACTCAATCATGATTCTACAAGACCAACTAGAGGCCGAGACTAATGGAAAAGACTAAAGGATTTATAATTGTTTCGTCCAAGAAACGAAACTTTTATTTGTACGGACTAAATCTTGCAGAGTCTCTCAGGGACTATTATGAACCTGAAGAAGAATGTAAGATCTGTATCGTTACAGAAGAACGATTTATTGATGACCGTGGTAGAGAAGTAGCAGATGATATTATATTCTGTGATGACCACTACCGCGCTAAACTATGGGGGATGGCAAAATCCCCGTATGACTTGACAATGTACATTGATGCTGACATGGAATGTGAGCATGAAGACATTATCAAGGTTTGGGATGAAATGAAAGACCATGATGTGGTCTTCTCTGCATTGACAGATGATCGTGACTATATTTACGCAGAAAGAGACTTTGATACTCCAGAAGGTAGTGCGAAGTTTACATTATGCGGTGGTGTATGTTTATATGATATGACCAAACCAATTGTTCGTGAATTCATGAATGACTGGTGGGATTTGACGTTCAGGCAAATGAACGATACTTGGTGGCCAGAAGGGTATATTGACAGTCTCAAGTCTTGGGACCAATTTTCTCTTTGGTGGTTAGTCGAGAAAGAAGAAAAATATAAGGACCTCAAGGTTGGTATCTTTGATGACGACTTGAGGTGGAATTATTACAACGCTCTTAATTGGGCGATAACAAAACCTGAAACGGGACCAGTGATACTACGTCACTTCTCGGCAGGTTTAAATAAGGATACTCCAATCGTATGACACAGGTAAACGACTCATATCTAAAGCACATACAGGTAAACAACCCTGAGTTGCTAGAGATTCTAAACGAATACGCCAAGTTGCATACCACGAAAGGTTTCGAAGAGAACTGTCACCTATCCTCTGCACAACACATTCGACAGCGTCCATACTTTGTTGGACCAGTTCATATGGATGAGATCGTTGCACAGGGTCAAGGACACGAAGGTTTCCCAGACGAACTTGTTGGTTACAACTTTAAACTTTCAGATAAAGCACACATGATGTTTGAAAAGGATGCAGATCCATTTTTCAAACGTGACATGACTCATCACCTACGTGACTTAAACGATAAGATGATGAACTTTTTGTCAGTCAAGCATAACGCACTTGCAGCAGTGTATCCGCCAGGCGGCTTCATCTCTTGGCACAACAATGCAAATGCTCCAGGCTATAACTTAATCTTCTCTTACTCAGAAGATGGTTCAGGTTACTTTGAGTATATCCACCCAGAGACTAAAGAAGTAATTCGTTGTCAAGACAAGCCAGGTGAATGGACTTGTAAGGCTGCATACTTCGGTCACTACGGTGAGTCAGACAAAGTAATGTATCATGCTGCATCTACAGAAGATTGGCGTTGCACAGTCTCTTATGTTTTTGATTACTCAGAAGCATCCGAAGGTTTCCGTGCAATGGTTCTTGCAGATATTGAATCTGAAGACTAAAAATATTTTCTTCTAACCTTGAACTGTTATAAATAGAGGAAGACGTTTTATAAACAGTTCAGGGTTTTAAGGATTATGGCTACTTACGAAGATTTTACAATTGACCAAGGTGCGGATCTAGCTCTACAAATAGAGTTGGTGAACCCCGATGGTTCACAGAAAGACCTTACTGGTTATTCAGTAGCAGCCAAAATGAAAAAAACTTACAGAAGTGCTGAGTCGATCGACTTTACTGCTGTAATACCTACTCCCCCTTTAGAGGGCGTCGTTACAATATCCTTAACTAACTTGCAAACTGATACTTTATCCACTCGTGGTAGATATGTCTATGATGTTGAAATAAGCTTCAATGATGAAGAAGGTAACACTATCATAGAAAGAATACTGGAAGGTAAGATCAAAGTCAACCCTTCGGTAACAAGGTAATACCATGCCTATACGAAGAGTCAGTGGTGTAACCGGAGTAACATCAATCAATGGGTTTGGTTCTGGAACCAAGGTCAAACGAGTTACTGTCGGTCGTCCTATTAGTAATGTTGTTCAGAATATCGGTGCAAATATAAAGACATTTGATGGTCTTGGTGATATTCCTAGTATTGAAGAACTAAAACTAGGCGAGATTGGTATAAATACTCAGGACGGCAAACTCTATATTAAACGAGAGTATGATGGTGGCGTTCAAACAATTGTAGAGATTGGCGCTGTAGGAGATGAGAGTCTCTCTGCGACAACTACATTTAACGCATACATCTATACCTCTGACGGAACACTAGAAGTTATAACAGGATCAGACGACGCTGGTAACGTATTACAATACGATCCAGATCCGAACAGTCCATCAAGAATTCAAGTATATCTCAACGGTGTCTTACTCCATCAAGGAATAGACTACGTTGCAGATGACGGGAGTACTATCTCCCTAACTCACGTTGTAGACGCAGAACAAGTTGTTCAAGTAGCAGCCTACAATTCCACAGGCGTTTCTTTTGGAAACGACCTCATAATAGATGACCACTTTGCCTTCATTGTAGGCACTAACGAAGAAACTCGTTTTTATCATAATGGTACTGACACAATCATTAAACATTTAGGTTTCAATGATAGTCAGTTTAAAATGCAGTATCAAAATGATGATCGACTTGTTATGGATGACACGGGAGTTCAACTCTTTGGTCCCTATACCCTAAATGGTAACAATGTCGCCACTCAAGTTGAAATAGATGCATTACATACTAGAATTAACGGATTAGATAGTGACATACAAGAAATTAACCAGCTGTTGCAAGATTTATTACAGTTCAGGCAATAATAAAAAAACCCTATAGTGAAGAACATTTCACGTATAAATAACAGGGTATATTAACCATTCTATAGTATCTCATCAATATGATCAATAATAAGTCCTTTAACAGGGTACTTGCAGAGAGTTTATTTAATCTTGCAAAACAAAAGCAAGATCAAGTCTCTGCATCTCCTGGCCAAGAAACTGCACTATTCGATTATATCGAAGGTACCTCTTCATCAACCAATGACCGCACAGTGATTCCTGAAGCACAATCGATCACTGCTCAGGGCAACACTGCGCTATTTCAATTGAACGGTACGCCAACTCGTGATGATTTGATTGATGTATGGGTGAACGACGTTCTTCAGCATCCTGAAGAAATCTATGAAACCATCAATGATACTATACAGTTTTTTGAGATCCCCCCGCAAGGGACGGACATATACATCAAATTTCGTTAGTATATTATTAAACGTTTAATTATATTCCAATACCAATAACTTAACCTAGGAGATAACCTAATGGCATTTAGGCAGATTAAATCCCCTGCACTAGCGGACAAGGCGGTACTTAATACCAAACTTGACGAAAGTGCGGTACAGGGACAATCAACCCTTACAGGTATGGTCAATCCAGCGGATTGTTTCACCCTTCTCTATGATGTCGGTTCAGACTCATTAAAGAAGATTGGAGCAGACGCATTCTTCGCATCGTTCAGTACGGACGACTTGCAAGAAGGGGCTAACCAATATTTCACACCTGAAAGAGCAAAGACTGCTGTTGCATCTGATATCGCAAGTGCGGTAGCAGTAGAGACTAATCGAGCAACAGTCGCAGAAACACTACTACAGACTAACATTGACGCTGAAGCATCTACTCGTTCGTCAGCGGATGTTGTACTACAATCTAACATTGACGCAGAAGTAACACGTGCAACTGCTCGTGAAAACGCAATTGAAATTGCATATCAGTCAGCTGATACTGCATTGTCTGGTCGTATTGATCTACTACTAAACAATACTGACTCAGACGCGATAGATTCATTTGCAGAAATTATCGCAGCGTTTGAAGATGCAGATGACGCATTATCTGCTTCAATTATTGCAAACTCTTCCGCAATTACTGCTGAAGTTACTCGTGCAACTAATAAAGAAACAGAAATCAATGACCGTGTTAGTGTCGAGATCACTCGTGCACAATCTGCTGAATCAGCACTTGCTGTTCAGATTGGTCAAGAGACAACTCGCGCTACTGGTGCTGAGGCTGCACTTTCTGCACGTATCTCTACTGAAGAAGGTCTATCGACTTCTCTACAGTCACAGATTACTGCTGAAGTCACTCGCGCAACTAACGCAGAAAATGCTAACACAGCTGCAATTTCTTCTGAAGTTACTCGTGCTACTGGTGCAGAAGCTGCAAACGCGCAGAACATCACAGATGAAATTCTTGCACGTGCTGTTGCAGATACACAAGTTCGCGCTGATCTAGGTGCTGACATTGTTACTGCTGAAGCAGCTGCTAAGGCACACGCTGAAGCACAAGACGCACTAATGATTGGTGATGTATCTGTAGACGGTACTGTATCTAATACTGTTACTGACCGCATCGCAACTGCAAAAGCAGAAGCAATCACCGAAGCAACCAATTCTACAGCAATCGAAAACGCTGCACGAATCGCTGAAGACTCAGACATCAACGCACGTATCGATCAAGAACTTATTGACCGTGCTGCGGGTGATACTACTCTACAGGGTAACATCGATACAGAAGAAGCTGCTCGTATTGCTGGTGACGCAAACCTACAATCACAAGTTGACTTCATTACAAACAACACTGATCCAGCTGCTCTAGACTCACTAACAGAAATCGTTAGCGCATTCCAGTCATCTGATTCAGACATGTCTGCACTTATTTCGTCTAACACTACTGCAATCGCAACTGAGAAGTTACGTGCAGAAACAGCGGAAGGTGTTCTACAAACTAACATCAATACTGAAGCATCAACTCGTTCAACTGCTGACACTGGTCTACAGTCTCAGATTGATCAAATCAACATTGACATTCAAGTTGAAAAAGACGACGTTCTTGCTGAAGCAAAAGCATACACTGACTCAGAAGCTGACTCGCACCAGGCCGTTGCAATTGCACACGCTGATGCACAAGACGCCGCACTTATCGGTGACGCATCTGTAGATGGTACTGCTGGAAACACCGTTACTTCTCGAATTGCAACTGCTAAGTCGCAATCATATGCTTACACAGATGCAGAAGTTGCAACTGAAAAAGCACGTGCTGAAGCAGCTGAAGAAGCAGTCGCTCTACGTACTACTGTACTAGAAGGCGAGATGGACTCAGTTCAGGTTCTTTCTTCACAGAATGAAACCGACCTACGTGCAGAAGAAGTTGCTCGTGCATCAGGCGATACTAACCTACAAGGTCAGATCGATGCATTGGATTCAAACACTACAATAGAAGTTGATGACCTACAAGCACAGATTACTGCTGAAATTGCCCGTGCATCTGGTGTTGAATCAACTAACGCAGCTGCAGTCGTTACTGAAAAGCAACGCGCAGAAGCGGTAGAACAGGGTCTACGTGCAGACGTAAACACTAACATCGCTAACATCTCTTCTAACCTAGGTGATATCAACGTAGAACGTACTCGTGCACTAGCTGCAGAAGGCGCTCTAAGTACTCGTTTAGATCTTGTTGAAGATGACTTCAACGCAGTAGACTCAGACCTACAAGCACAGATTCTTGCTGAAACTGCAAGAGCCGGTGGTGTTGAAGCAGGTCTACAGACTTCTGTGGATTCTCTACAAACTCAAGTAACTGGTAACGACTCAGACATTCTTGCTCTACAGAACTTGCAAGGTACAGATGTTGCTGACCTACAATCACAGTTGGACGCAGAAATTGTTCGCGCCTCTGCTGCTGAAGTAGTAAACGCAAATGCTGTTGTTGCAGAGACTACACGTGCAACTGGTGTCGAAGCTGGTCTACGTACAGACGTTGATTCTAACCAATCACAAATCACTGCAAATGATTCAGACATTCTTGCTTTACAAGTATTGCAAGCTGCTGATCACTCAGACAACCAAGCACAAATCACTGCTGAAGTAAACCGTGCAACTGCCGCAGAAGGTGTTAATGCCGCTGCTGTTGTTACTGAAAAGAACCGTGCGGAAGGTATTGAAGCAGGTCTACGTACAGACGTAGATAGTGTTCAGGTACAGGTTACTGCAAACGATTCTGATATCCTTGCACTGCAAAATCTACAAGGAACAGATGTTGCTGATCTACAATCACAGTTGGATGCGGAAGTAGTACGTGCAACAGCTGCTGAAGGCGTACTGACTACTGACCTAACAACTCTAGAAACTCGTGTTGACTTCATCGTATCTAACGAAGACGGTGCTGCTCTAGACTCATTGACAGAAATCGTTGCTGCATTCCAAGGTGCAGATTCAGACCTAGACGGTCTTATCTCTGCTAACTCTGGTCGACTAACTACTGCTGAAAATGATATTGATGCTGTAGAAGTTCGTGCAACTGATCTAGAAGCACGTGCAACTGCTGTTGAAGGACGTGCAACGTCACTAGAAGCAGGACAGGTTGTTCAGAACGGTCGACTATCAGTCAACGAAGCAGACATTGATTCACTACAAGCGAAGCAGGGTACAGGCGGTTTCCATACTACTGCTCAAACTGTCGTTGGTGCTGTTAACGAAATCCACGGTGAGTTGGATGTCGAAGCAGGAAATGTTGATCTATTACAATCAGAAATGGATGTCGCTGAAGGTCGTTTAGACGGACATGATTCAGACTTCACTGCAATCCAAGGTCGTGCAACTTCACTAGAAGGTCGCGCAACTACTCTAGAAGGACGTGCAACTGCACTAGAAACTAAGCAAGGTTCTGCGGCACTACAAACTGTTGCAACCGATCTATCTGCTGCGATTAACGAATTACACGCAGAGATCGATGGTGAAGCTGCTGATCTGACTTCTCTAGAAGCTCGTGTTACTACAGAAGAAGCTAATGTCGATACTCTACAGTCTGAAATGGACGCAGTAGAAGGACGTGCAACTTCCCTAGAGTCACGAATGACTACAGAAGAAGGTCACGTAGATACACTACAGACTCAGATGGGTACTTCAACTCTTCTAACAGTTGCTACAGACGTAACTGCAGCCGTAAACGAATTACACGGTCAAGCAGATTCTAACACAGGTCGTGTTGGTACTCTAGAAGTTGAAATGGACGCTGTCGAAGGTCGTGCAACTTCTCTAGAAACTCGTGCTTCTGCACTAGAGACTGAACAGACTCTACAAGGTGGTCGTCTAACAGTTAACGAAGCAGACATTGACGCACTAGAAGCTAAGGTTGGTTCTTCAACTGAAACTCTAGATACTGTTTCACAGACTCTAGTTGGTGCAATCAACGAAGTACACGGTGAGACAGATACTAATACATCTGGTCTTGCGGCTGCTGTTGCTCGTGCAGATGCAGATTCAGACGCACTTGTTTCTGAAATTGCTGACCGCATCGCTGCTGACAGTCAGATCCGTATCGATCTAGCTGCTGATCGCGTAACTGATCAAACAGACTACATCGCACGTGACGCAGTTGTTCTTGCATCTGCACAGACTTACGCAGAAAACGAAGCGGATGACGCAGAAGTTGCTGCTAAGACTTACGCAGACGGAATCGTTGCTAACGAAGCAACTCTACGTGAAAACGCAGATGACGTTCTAGATGGTAAGATCACAACAGAAGCAACTGCTCGTGCAAATGCTGATAACGCTCTAGACTCACGCACTACTGTACTTGAGACAGAGATGTCTGCTACACAGTTGGGTGCAGGTCTTGCAACTGACGGTACTTACGTCGCTCCAACAACTACTAACTACATTGATGCATCTACTTCTCTAGCAGACGCAGACAAGAAGTTAGACGCTGCAATCAAAGCCGTTGATAACACAAGAAATTCTGGTATCAACAACCTACAATCACAAATCGACGCAGAAATTGCTCGTGCTACTGCTGCGGAAGGTGTACTAACATCTGACCTAGCAACTGAAGTAACTCGTGCTACAGACGCTGAAACTGCACTAGGTGTACTAATCACTACTAACGCAACTGCTATCTCTGACGAGTCAAGCCGTGCGCAAGGTGTTGAAGGTTCACTACAGACGCAAATCGATTTCATCACTTCGAACACTGACTCTGCCGCTCTAGATTCATTGACAGAAATCGTTGCTGCTTTCCAAAGCGCAGACGGTTCTCTTGCTGGTCTAGTTGCTCAGAACCAGACGGATATCGCAACTAACGCTTCAGGTCTTGCTCAGGAAATTACTGATCGAGTCGCTGGTGATAATGCGGTCCGTGGTGAGTTCGCTACTGCTGATGCCGCACTACAAACTCAGATTGATGGACGTGTCCAGAAGTCTGGCGATTCAATGACTGGCGACCTAGCAATGGGCGGAAACAAAGTTTCCGGTGTTGCAACTGGTACTGACGCTGCTGATGCAGTGAACAAAGGTCAGATGGATGCGGGTCTTGCTGCACAGCATATCTCACAGTTCTCTACAGACGATCTAGTAGAAGGTACTAAGAAGTTCTTCAGCGATGCACTTTCTCGCGCTTCAGTATCTCTAACAGATGTTGCTGGTGAAGGTAAGGCATCTTACGACCAATCTACTGGCGTATTCTCAATCGACACTGCTAAGACCATGCTGGAACTTGCAGACGTTGCTGATTCTGATTACGACGGTAAGAACGGTTATGTACTACGTGTAAATAACACTCTAGACGGAATGTCTCTACAAGATCCAACTCAGTTGGCATTCAACAACGCACAACGTCAGACTATGTCTGGTGACGGTGCGCAGTCTACTTTCGCTCTGAACTTCTACACGCAAGATCAGAACGCGATCGTATTCGTTGGTGGTGTTATTCAGGATCCATCGGTTCACTACTCGATTGATGCTGCTAACCAGACTATCACGTTCAACGCTGCACTTCCAGTTGGTACACAAGCGGTTGTTATCGCTCAGTCTACTAACTCAGTTGGTGTACTTGATCCTAAGTCTGTCGGTCTTGAGACTCTTGCGGATAACATCAAGGTATTCGAACAGGGTAATGATGTTGTTGCCGGAACTTCTGCTACAGTAGTTTCTGCATTCAATAAGACAACTTATCGTTCTGCTAAGTACGTAGTTACTACAGAATTGAACGGTGAGTTCGAGACTCGCGAATGTCTAGTTATACACAATGGCACAGACGCCTTCATTACTGAATATGGTATCCTATACACTGGTTCCTCACTATTGGGTGACACAGACGTACAGGTTAACGGTTCAAGTGTTGAATTGACTTACACGGCTGTAGACGCTGGTGCGGTAGTATCTGTATCTGCGACATACGTCGACGCATAATAACGTCGGGGGTAGAATCAGTCTACCCCCACTTCTCTAATATATTCTAAAAGGTATAAACTAATGAGTACTAACAAAAAGTTTAGAATTCAGAACGGAGCTGACATAGTTGGAGAACTATCAATCAACGACGTTACTGTTATTGGCGCAGACGGCAAGGTTGTCGCAGGTGCCATCCAAGATGCGGTAGCAAGTTTAACTGCTGCTGACATCGCAGACCTACAGTCGCAAGTTACTGCGATTCTAGGTACGTCTCCAGAAACTCTGGATACATTGCAAGAAATCGTAACTGCATTTCAAGATGCAGATACAAACCTAGTAGCAAGTGTTGCGTCTAACTCAGCCGACATTGCTACAATTAATGCTACTTTAACAAGTGGTGTTGCGACTCCTGCTGATGTTGCGGCAAACACAGCTGCTATTGCGGCTGCAAATGCTCGTACTGCTGGTATCAGCACATCTTCAGGTTCAGCTGACATTCAGATGACTGCTGATGTTGACATGGACGGTAACTCAGTTACTAACATGGCTGACCCAAGTTCTGCACAAGATGCGGCAACTAAGGCATATGTTGATGCGGCATCAACCGGATCAAGTACCGATCTGTCAAATGAGTCTGCGGCGCGTATTGCTGGCGATTCTGCTTCAGTATCAACCGCAGCTGCTGACGCAACTTCTAAAGCAGATGCGGCAGAAGCAAGTGCTAAAGCATATGCTGATCAAGTTGTCGCTGCAACTGTTGACGCCGCTCCTGCTGCACTGGATACTCTTAACGAGTTGGCAGCTGCACTAGGTGACGACGCAAACTTTGCATCAACTGTTACTGCTTCAATTGCCACTAAGGCAGACGATGCCGCAACTACTGCTGCTCTTGATCTGAAAGAAGACAAGACTGTTGTTGCTGATCTAGACATGTTTGTTAAAGGATCTCCAGCATCAGTATCATTATCTGAGTGGAATGGTAGTCCAAACGGATCCATCCATCAAAATTCGCACCCTAATGTTGTTGTCCCAGCTGGGTCTTGGACATTTAGTGTTGACTTTACAGGTCCAGATGGATACGAAGCGGCTTTCTTCATTGTCCCAGCAGATCGAGTTATCACAAGCTCTTATGATAGCTATGGTACTGGAGCTCTATATTCTTCGGGTAATATGGGAAGTTCAGGATCAATTTCTATCCCATTGAATTACAGTGTAGATGTGAAGCTTGTCTATGCAATTGTGGCTGTTGGTGGTGATACTTCTAGCAATCAGGTGTATAGTAATGCATCTATCGTAGGATCTCCATCATCCCTAGACACAACTGCAACTCAGGTTGTTCCAGCGATCAACGAAGTACACGCAGAACTAGGCGCATTGTCTGCAACTCAGTCTGGAGATACTTCATCTCTAACATCTGCGATTGCAACAGCTAAGTCAGAAGCAATCTCAACTGCATC